TTGACTTCTGAGATGATGGTAAGAAACAATCCTTTTGCTAATAAAATATCTACACAAATTTCAAAAAGAGAAAAACAAGAAATAATTGATAAAATGAAAAAGTATACTGACACTGCTTCGACTCGACCATTAAATGATGTTGAGATGAAAGAGCTAACAGATCTTAGACAACAATTAATAACTAAAGATTTTAAAGCACCCGAACCTTCATTGCAGCAAAAAGTAAATAATTATTACAGTGGAAAAGAAGTATTCAGACCAGAAAAAAAATCTTATGATTTTTTTCCTATGGGCAGAGAAGAAACATGGGTTAAACTAAGTTTAAAAAGTTTAGTTAATTCTGCGCAAAGAGAAGGCAAACGTTACGTGGCACTCGCTCCAGCAGAATTTTTTCAGTTAACTCAAAATAATAAATTTAAAATAGAACAATTTTATGGACTTGGTTCAGAAAAAGGAGCATTACAAACATTTTCAGTCAAAAATCCAGAACTAACAGTTAAAGAACAAAATACATTTTTAGGTGGACTCGAAGGGTTAGGCAAATATAGAAAAAATACGCGTATTACGAAAGGAGAAAAAAAACAACCAGACGACGCTTGGTATGCTGGTGAACTTGCTGGAGATGCAGTATTACCAAAAGCAGCAAAAGATTTAGTTAAAGAAATGGGCGGTAATTTATCTGTAAAAAAAGTGTTTTTAACCGACCCTACAAAACCTTATAAAGTATTAAGCTTAGAACGTGAAGGACAAAAGATGAGACCTGCTAGAGCTTTTAAAAGCAAAATATACAGAGATAATTATTCTAAAAAATATGGTGGTAAAGACTATGATGTAATAGATGAGAATGATCCTATTAATTATGTCGAAAGTATAGTAATAGATACACAAGGCATGGAAAAAAGGCCGAGCAAAGGATATAAACTAGGAGGATTGGTTGAAGTCAAAAGAGAGTTCTTCGCACCATTGATTTAATGTTTGATAAATTTATTACGGATTATATTAAAAAAGGAACTAGTGCTGAGGCAACTATTAAAGATCAATTAAGCCAAGTTCAAGAAACAGGTCAAGGTTTAGAAGGCCAAAAGAAAAAATATGGTGTAAGTTTAAAATCAGGTGGTATAGTTTCTAGAGGTCAAAAATTAGCAAGATCAAAATTAACAAAAATATTTTAAAATGGCAGAAGAAGATATTCAAATTGAAGAAACCGTTGGCACGACTCCTGAAGCAGTAACCACGGTTATTGACGAAGAAGATAATCTTATTGCTGGTGAGCCCTTACCCGAAGAAGGAGAGCAAGAAAATTTTTATACAAACCTTGCAGAAAAAATAGACGAACAAGAATTAAAAAAAATAGGATCTCAATTAGTTACAGAAGTTAATTATGACAGAACTTCAAGAGAAGATTGGGTTCAAGGTTATGTAAAAGGTTTAGACCTTTTAGGATTTAAATATCAATCTTTGACAAGACCTTTTATTGGAGCATCAGGAGTAACACATCCGCTCCTTGCAGAATCAGTAACACAATTTCAAGCACAAGCAATTAAAGAATTACTACCAAGTTCTGGTCCTGTAAGAACAGAAGTTATTGGAGCAGAGACAGAAGAAAAAATACAACAAGCTCAAAGAGTAAAAGATTTCATGAACTATATGCTAATGGATAAAATGGAAGAATATACTCCGGACTTTGATCAAATGTTATTTTATTTACCGTTAGCAGGTTCAGCGTTCAAAAAAATATATTACGACGAATTAATGCAAAGAGCAGTTTCAAAATTTATACCAGTTGAAGATTTAGTAGTGCCATATAACGCAACTGATCTTCAAGATGCTCAACGTATTACTCAAATAATTAAAATGAATCTAAATGAATTAAAAAAATTGCAAATGTCAGGAATGTACTTAGACATTGATTTACCAAAACCTTATTACTCTCAAAATGACGCAAAAGATAAGGTTAATGAACTAGAAGGCATATCACCAACTCCAGAAACAGCGGAAGATATGTATAATATAATTGAAGTACACACTTATTTAGATTTACCAAATTTTGAAAAAGAAGGTAATATTAAAATTCCTTACATTGTAACAATTGATGAAGACTCACAACAAGTATTATCTATTTACAGAAATTATAATCCTGATGATCCACTTAAAAAAAGAAAAAATTATTTTGTTCATTTCAAATTTTTACCGGGTCTAGGTTTTTATGGTTTTGGCTTAATTCATATGATTGGTGGTTTATCTAGAACTGCGACTTCAGCTTTAAGACAATTACTTGACGCTGGAACATTATCAAATTTACCTGCTGGATTTAAGTCAAGAGGAATGAGAATTAGAGATGATTCTGAGCCATTACAACCAGGTGAATTTAGAGATGTAGATGCTCCAGGTGGAAATATTAAAGATCAGTTTCAATTACTTCCTTTTAAAGAACCAAGTGCAACATTATTTAGTTTATTAAATTACTGTGTTGACTCTGGAAAAAGATTTGCTTCTATCGCTGATATGCAAGTTGGAGACATGAACCAACAAACACCTGTTGGCACAACTATGGCATTACTAGAACGTGGATCAAAAGTTATGTCCGCGATCCATAAACGATGCTACTATGCAATGAAACAAGAATTTAAAATTCTTGCACAAGTATTTGCAGATTACTTACCACCAGAATATCCTTACGATGTATATGGTGGAGAGCGTACTATAAAAGCACAAGATTTTGATCAAAGAGTTGATGTCATACCAGTAGCAGATCCTGATATATTTTCTATGACACAACGTATTCAGGTTGCACAAGCTGAATTACAATTAGCTCAAACAAATCCGCAAATGCATAATATTCATGAAGCCTACAGGCGCATGTACGAAGCACTTGGAGTTAAAAATATAAATGGAATTTTAAAGCCACCACCAGAGCCACCACGACCATTAGACCCAGCAATTGAGAATACAGGTGCCCTACAGATGATTTTACCAAAAGCATTTCCTCAACAAGATCATGATGCGCACATTGCAACACATATGGCATTCATGATGAGTAGAATGGTGCAGATTAATCCTCAAGTTTATGCATTATTACAAGGTCATTTGATGGAGCATGTTAGTTTAAAGATTAAACAACAGGTTTTAGCTGACTTTCAACGTGATCCAGCTATGTTACAACTTCAACAAAGCGATGAAGATGCGTTTGCAATTGAATTTGACAGTGAAGTAGCGAAGAGACAAGCGAAAATGACACAAGAATTGGCTCAAATGGAGACTCAATTTGATGCACAGAAGGGACAAGACCCATTAATTGGTCTAAAACAACGTGAATTAGACCTAAAAGCTATGGATATTCAAAGAAAAGCGGTTGAAGAGGCTAAAAAAATGAATTTTGAACGTAATAAGTTCAGTGCACAGCAGACTTTACAAGAGGACAAACTTAATTTAAATGAAGAATTAGGGAAGAAGAGAATAAATTTAGCAGAAGCTAAATTAAAACAAGATTTAAAAAAACCTACGCAGAAAAAGGAGTAAAAAATGCCAAAAAAACCTCTTGATAAAAAATACGATGAAAGATTTAAACCTATTCCAATGTTAGCAGACCCTACACTTAAAAAAGATCAATTAGAAGAAATGAAAAAAATATTTGGAGCAGTTCCTCCAGTTAAAAGAGTTGGAAAAAAAGAAGGTGGGGAAATGAAGAAAAAAAGTTTTCCAGATTTAACAGGTGACGGTAAAGTTACTATGAAAGATATTTTAAAAGGAAGAGGTGTCATTAAGAAAAAAGGCGGAATGATGAAAAAAGCTGACGGTGGTTCTGTAGAAAGATTTACTTCATCTGATGTAATAAAAAAAACAAAAGATGCAATTAATCAAGTTGGTTCTTCTGACAGATTAACTTCATCTGATGTAAAAAAAGCAAAAAAAGCAGTCAAGGGAATGCAAGACGGAGGATTAATCCGAATGCATAAACAAATGGCAATGAGCACTAAAAAATTCACATGATGAACGGAGCTAAAAAAAGTCAGAAACCTAAAAAACCAATAAAACAAAAACCAGTTAAAGCATTAACGGGTTTAGAAGTTGCATTAATTGGCGGAGCAGCAGGTTTAGCTGGCTCAATGTTAGGAGGTGGTGGAAAAAAAGCTGCGGCAACTCCATTAAATAATCCAGCAGCCATGATTGCACCATTGAGCGGATTCGTAGGAAAAAAAGAAGATGAAAAAGAAAAAGCACTAGGAATGAAAATGGGTGGATTATCTGGAGGCAAAAGATATGGAGCTCCTCCTAAAAAAGGTCCAATGTCTCAAGGTATGAAAGATGGTGGAATGACTTATAATGATAAAATTGGAATTGACGGCGGAACTTCAAAAGGTCAATATGATGTTCAAGTAAAGAAAAAGGTTTTTAAAGGCATATTCTAATGTTACAAATGCTAGGAGCTGTTGCACCTCTTGCTAAAATTCTATTTAACACAATTGAAAAATCTGTTCCGGATAAAGATCTTCAAGAAAAATTAAAATCACAATTACAAACTCAATTACTACAATCTAATACAGCAGAATTACAAGCTGCAGCAAAAATAGTTGAGGCAGAGGCCAAAGCAGGCTGGTTTGCATCGAGCTGGAGGCCTCTGTTAATGTATGTGTTAATATTTATTCTTGTATGGAATTACGTTTTAGGCCCAGTAATATTTTTTTTCTTCAAAGCTTCCATTACAATTCAATTACCAGGAGATGTGTGGACACTTTTACAGATTGGTCTGGGAGGTTACGTTGTGGGACGAAGTGCAGAATCAGTTGCGCGAACCATGGCTAATAGACCTCAGTCAAAAGAACAGGAGAATGGATAATGATAGAAAGATTGAAAGATTTAATTGCGAATAATTTTATTGCTAAAAAAATTCAAGAAAAAAATAATATTCTATTAAGAAGCCGTAAAGAAGTAGATATAAATGGTAATGGCACTTCTGGATACACAATAAAAGAAGGTGAACACAAGGGTATTGTTTTAGGCCATATTCAAAAAAACAAATCTGCACTTGAAACAAAAAAAAAGGATGAACTGTACGACGAATTAGGATATTAATTCTTAATGATTCGTGGAGACAGCCAAGATTACAATTTATTAGATAATTGGATAAGAAGCATAAAATTAAAATCTGATAACGTTTTAACTTGTGAAATAGGTGTTCGCGAAGGACTTGGTTCTAAAATTATAATGGACGGCATGAGACCTAACCGTCTTCAAAATTACACTCACATTGGTATAGATCCTTATGGAAATTTAAACTATCAACATTATGATAATTCTCCTTCTTACACTGCTGATTACACAAATGAAATGCGATTGCAGTTAGAAAAAGATTTATCTGATTATAAAGAATTTAAATTGTATCATATGACAGATAGAGAATTTATGCGACGTTATCCAGAATATAATCCATTTATATTTGTTCATTTTGACGGTCCTCACATGACAAAAGATGTTTTGAATGAAGCTATATTTTTCGCAGAACGTAGTATTATTAATTCAAGATTTGTTTTTGACGATTATCAAAAATTTGATATGGATACAGTATCTAAATGTTTAAAATACTATGATTTTCAAACATTAGATAAAGGTGAAAATAAAATATGCCTAGAAAAAAAAAAATAATAATTAACGATTATATGCAACATTGGATAGAATCTACTGAAACTGGTCATATAATTAAAATAGTTGACGGAAAAGATAATACTTGGAATATAGTATGTAATTGGAAGAAATACAGAAGA